GGACGGGACTGGCTGGAGGCCAGGGCGCGAGGGTGCCGAGGCTCTGGGGAATGTGCTTGGCAGGATGTGGCGGATGGTTACGCCGCCGACAAAGGACATGAGGGCGTGGTATCATGATGGGTGTACGCCGGAGCTTTTTGCCGATGTTGCGGGTGCGCAGCGGTGGCAGCTGCCGGTATGAAAGTTGTCCAATTTGGACAAAAAAAGGAGGGTGAGTAATGGGTGTAAGATGGAAGTATGAAGATTTGCCAGCGCATATTAAGGCGCGGGTGGATGGGGTGAAGCGGCGTGAGAAAAAACCGGAGCCGGTAAATAAGCCACAGGGGAGGCAGCCGAATAAAACAGAGGAGAAATATCGCCGTGAGTGCTTGCATGGAAAGGTTGCAAAATACGAAGGATTAACTTTTCGTTTGGAGTGTGGACACAAATATACACCGGACTGGGTGGTTGTCCAAAATGGACAAATTACGGAGTGTCACGAGGTTAAGGGTTCGTATCGTTTCGCCAGCCATGGACGGGCGCAAATCGCTTTTGCACAGGCACGGATAGAGTACCCGGGCATCAAGTGGGTATGGGCGACACAAAAAAAAGGGATGTTTGAAATAACTTGACAACAAAAAAGTTTTCTTATATATATCAGCTTTCGCTGTCGCTCAAGCTGAACGTGCTAGCACTTGACGCATGGGTGCGGGTGTGTGTATTATCACTTTGTAACAGCTTTTTTTTTCTGGTTTTTTTTGGTAAGTAGATGTGTGACTTTTGATGTTCATGTTGCTTGCCTTGACTTTGTAAGTCGGTTGTAGATACAATGTAGGTATTAACAGGCTATTGTAAGGGAGATAGTTTATGAGTAAGAGAGTTGGTGCGGGAAATAAAGGTAGTGGAGTGGGCGGGCTGGTCAATGTGAACACTATAAAATTAAACAGTATCCACCTGAATGATGGTAGCCATGGATTACCGAAAAACCCACGGTTGATCAAAGACGATAGGTTCAAGCAGCTTTGCGAGTCGATAGAACGTGACCCGCAATTTATGGCTGCGAGACCGATTGTGATTGATGAGGCTGGGGTGATACTTGGTGGCAACATGCGGTACAGGGCGTGCCGTGAGCTAGGCATGAAGGAGTTGCCTGCTGACTGGGTGCAGACGGTCGAGGGGTGGAGTGTCGAGCAGAAGCGGCGGTTCATCTTGCTGGACAACAATACGTACGGTGAATACGACTTTGATATTCTGGCGAATGAATTTGATATTGAGGAGCTGATCGGCAGTGGGGTTGATGATGATACAATCAAGTCGATTGTTGGAGATGATGACAGCGACAATCCATAAGTGTAAAATGGGGGCATTGTGTGCCGATGATCATCAGAGAGGAGTGGAAAAAATGAGCAAGCCAAAAAATCAGTTACGGGCGCAACGAATCACGATAGCGCAAATCGAGAAGGCGTTAAAAGATAATAATGGGGTTGCCACGTTTGCGGCCAAGGCGTTAGGCATAAGTTACTCTACCATGCGCAGGCGGATTAGGGCACACCCCAAGCTGAGGGAGATACAGGAGGGGGAGACCGAGAAGATTCTGGACGTGGCGGAGCATCAGTTGTTTAAGCAGATTGCGCAGGGGAGTATTGCGGCGATTATTTTCTTCCTGAAAACCAAGGGCAAGCACCGTGGGTATATTGAGCGTGGGGAGATTACGGGCAAGGACGGTGCGCCGATTGAGCTGGCTGACATGACTGGTAAGAGCATGGCAGAGTTGCGTGAGATTGCCAAGGAGCTGATTGATGGCGGCACGACAATCGAAATCGAGGGCTGAACGTGCGTTGGTTGAGGTGGCACGGAGGGCGGCACAGGGCAATCTGCTGGCGTTCATGCGTTGGTGCTGGTGGGAGCCGACTCCGTTACAGGTGGGGTTACATACACGGGCGATTGCGAACAGGCTGACGAGGGCAGTGGCTGATTGGCGGGAGGGTAAATCTACTTACTTACTAGTGGCGGTTCCGTTTCGCCACGGCAAGTCGTTGCTGGTGTCAAATGCGCTGCCGGCATGGTTTCTGGGGGTGAATGCTGACAGGCAGCCGTCGGTGATTATGAGTGGGTACGGGGCTGACTTGGTGGCAGATTTCTCACGTAAAACGAAGCGGATTATTGAGGGGGAGAGTTATCGGCACTTATTCCCGACGGTGGAGATTGGCAAGGGCGAGGGGCGGGTGGATAGGTGGGCGATTAATGGGAGTGCAGGGCAGGTGACAGCGGTCGGGCTTGGCGGCGCATTGACGGGGCGAGGCGGGCACTTAATCATCTGTGACGACTATTGCCGCAACCGTGCCGAGGCGGTATCTGCGCTGTATCGTAATACGACATGGGATGCGTTTCGCAACAATCTGATGACGAGGCAAAGCTCTCCGGCTAGTGTTGTGGTGGTGTGTGCAACGCCGTGGCATGTGGATGATGTGCGGGGCAGGATATTGGCCGAGATGAAGGCCGACAGCAACTTTCCGCAGTTTGAAGAATTGACTTTCCCGGCAAGGCGGCCGGGTGAATATGATTATCTGTTCCCGGAATTGCACAGACCAGAGTGGTATGATGCGCAACGGGCGATGCTGGGGAAGCAGGCGGCAGCGTTGCTGGACTGTGCACCGGTAACAGAGGGCGGGGCGAGATTTGCGACGGACAGGATTAAGTATTACGACAGTATGGAGTCATGGCCGCAAAGCAGGGAGCATAGAGGCTGGGACTTGGCAAGCAGCAGCAAGGAGCGTGACAAGGACGACCCTGATTGGACGTGGGGAGTCAGGGGCTTTGTTGTGCGTACACATATCGGGCAGGGGGTGTATGCGCACGACCTGTATATTTCGAGTATGGTGGCAACGAGGGCAGAGGCAACGGAACGCAATGCGCTGATATATGAGACGGCTAAGCAGGACGGGGCTGGAGTGTGGCAACATATTGAGGCGTTTGGGGCATACAAGGATGCCTACACGCAACTGCGTGATGTGTTACAGGGGGCAGTCGTAGTCAAAGCGTCACGGCTACCGGGGGATAAAAGCGCAAAGGCAGCACCGATGGAGCCGTTGTTTGATGGCGGGCGGGTTCACATATATAAGCCTGGGTGTGATAGATACTTGGGGCAGTGGTTGGCTGATTTTAACGCTTTTCCGGCTGGCAAACATGATGATGCGGTTGACGCAACGGCGGTGATGTTTCATGCTACGAGGGGTGGTAATGGCAGCAAGTTCATCATATGATTTTGTCCAAATTGGACAGATTCGCGCCTGTTAATAACCTGTTAATTTGTCCAAAATGGACAAAATCCCGATCCCCTTTTTTGTCCAAATTGGACAAACTTACAGCCGTCGATTTGTCCAAAATGGACAGATTTTGCTAGTCGGATTTTGTCCAAATTGGACAAACTAAAAAAAAAGAGTTGACAAAAATACGGTTGCCGGCATACCGTTATGGGCAGGGGCGAGGTGTGTGAATGAAGATACTGACAAGACAGCACGAGATTTATGCGGCGCGCGTGGAGCAACTGCAGCGTAACACGCTGGCTTTGCGCGGTGGTCAGCCATACATCAATGCGCGGCTATGGAGGGCACCGAATGAGTCTAATTTGAGTTGGACGGGCAACGGTGCGGTGGTCGGGCGCAGGGATAGGGCGGCTCTGGTCAATGATGCTGGGAGGGTGGCGGGGAAAATCGGGCAGTATCTTTTTAAGACTCCGACAAAGCGTGATGGCATTGGCGAGGAATGGGCGAAAGATGTTAATGGGCATGGGCAATCGATTAATCTGTGGTGGATGGATTTATCGGATTATCTGACGGCTGGGCAGTGGGTGTGGGTGAATGTTGACCGGCTGGCACCGCTGATGATTGACGGGGTTGCGAGACAGCGGACGATTGCAGAGCAGAGGCGTGATGGTGACTTTGTGCGCTGGACAATCTGGCCGAGCATATCGGTGCCCGATTGGAGTTATGGGGAAGATGGCAAGCTCAATTGGCTGATAACCGAAAGCATGGACTATGATAACAGCGACCCTTTCACAGAGCCGACTAAACGGCGATTGCGTACGCTGTGGCAGCGTGTGGATGGCAGGGTAGAGATAAGGGTATATGCGGAGAAAGCAGGCACTAGCGGCGGCGCAGAGGTGTTACGTGAAGCGACGCTGGGACTGGCTTATATCCCGTTTGTGCTGGTCGGGAGGCCATCTGCTGAACCGTGGTGGTATGATGATGTTGAGCTGATGCAGGCGCAGGTCATGAATCTGGATAGCTTGCACATTGACAATCTGGTTAAGACGGTATTCCCACAATTAGTGATACCGGCAAGTATGTTGAACGAGCTGGAAACTAAGCTGATTGAGCGTAGTGGGATAAACCATGGCGAGACAATAATGGAGGCGGTGCGCGAGGTGGTGCGTGGGCTTGATCATCCACTTGTCGAGGCAAGCGAGGACAAAGGGACGACAAGATTTTTGCAACCGAGCGGCAGTGAATTAAATGTACTGTCATTGGAGATGGAGCGCAAGCGTCGGCTGTTGTTTGACGTGGCAGGGTTGAGTCTTTTCACTAAA